ACCGTGACACTGAGCGAAGGAGAACTGGAAACCGGGGTGAACACATCGCCGGCCGGCACCGGAATGACGGTCACAACGCCAGCAGCATCGGTGGTGGTGAGCGTAAGCGGAATATGAAATACCTGGGTGTTGTGAATATCCATGGGGGAGTCTCCTTGTGGTTAGCGCCGTGCACTGGCGCCTCGGTTACGGTCCCGCGTTTGGCGGAGCCGGCTGAGAGGTGAAATGTGCGTTCGCGACATCCAAAGCGATCGCCGGTTCTGGCGTGAACAGCCCATGAGCGGCATCCAGATCAGTCTTTTCGCCGAACAGTTCTGAGAGCAGCGCAGCATGGAGAGGCACAGTTGGAAGTAACGGGTATCCGTCAGCTTGCAGCGCGTTCAGCGACTGCAACGCACCATCCAGCAACGCGATAACGCCATTGATCAGATCACGCCGACGTTCGCGCGCAGCGATCTGTTTGGCAATCTCAGCCGCAAGCTCGGAGGATATGGAAACGAGGGCAAGATCGTGGAGCCCCCGAATCTGAGGGGCTAGCACGGCGTTCGCAGCCACAAGTTCAGCGCGAAGTGTGGGGTTCGGATCATCTGCCATTGGTGGACCTTTACTTCGGAGGCTGTGCCTTAGATGGCGCTAGATCGTCGGGTCAGTTGGGGTGGATACCCAAGGGGTGGTGCCATCCCACATCCACCACAGTAGCGCACTGTTCTGCTGGAAGGTTTGATGTCCTTTGTAAAAGAGCTGAACCACCTCAAGCGAGGTGACCGTATCCGTCACGCCATTGACAACGATGAACCCTGGGTTTGCCGTTAGCGCGAACGTGTCAAACGGTCCAGTTGAGGCCGTTCCTGGAGTGCGCGACGCGTTGATGACTGGCCCAGCGGTGGTGACTGAGGTTTTGTCAGCCGATTCCATCACTACTGGCGGCACCACCACCACCGCACCCGGAACAGGCTGCGTGCCGACAGTGGCATGAGCCACATCAAGACCAACACTGGCAGCCGGCGGGATGTCGGCAACGATGGCGCTGACCGTCAACACCATCGGCTTGAGTGTGCCGTCATCAACCTCGACGGTCATCGCAGTTGCTTGCAGAGGGACGAGCGCATTGATGTGCAACATGAACCCAGTTGCCGGCGCGGTGGGCGGGACGATCTTGGCGCCGAGGCTCACTGCGTCACTTACAGGTCCTAACACCGGAGTGACGCCGGCCGGCAGTGGCACAACCGTGGTGCCATCAGCGGCCACGCCGGTGATCGGAATATCCATAGTTGCGTCATTCTTTAGGGCAGCGATGACAACAGAACCTGCCATGGGGGTAGCTCCTTAAATGATCGGCGAAGCCCTCGCCGTTAGGTTACTGCGTTAGCCCGCCGGCCGGTCGGGAAAGAAACCGGCCCCCGCGTTGGCCTTGTCACGGGTCGGCACCGACAGGAATAGGCGCCGCGGCGATGGACAATCAGGGCCGTCCGCCTAGGTCATGCACCAAACGAGCACGCCGGTTTTCGATAAACGCTCCGACGAGCCACCCGACAGTGAATGCCACGCATAGACAGTAGACGATCAGATCCCAGGCCACGGCTAGAAGCCGCCTCGAAAGACAAGGAAGAGGACCAGCAAGACAACAATCAGCCCAATCCCACCGAAGCTGCCAACGCCGTAATAGCCTTGAGTATGACCATAATAGCCGCCTCCGAGGCCGCCGAACAGCAGCAGCAGCACTAAGATAATCAGTATGGTGGACATAGTCGTTACTCCAATTCAGCGCATGCCTCTCGTTTGCCCCAAAAATACCGCCCGACGTCATGCAATCGCCGGACGGAGTTTGTTAGTTTCGGGAGGAAACAGAGCACTGTGACCGCCAGCGCTACGGCGGATCGCCCGTGGGGCAATGGGGTGTCACGCCAAAACCAGTTCATAAACCTTATCTTGCTGCGCCTTCAGATCGGCTATCGACCGTGCTTCGGATGAGGTCAGGTTGCCGGTGTGCGCAATATCTTTCTGATCGACGTGCGATTCATTGTAGTACTGGATGTCAACAAATCGGCGCCCGCACACGCAAACGCCATTGACGAAGGTGTGGCCAGCGGCACTTCCGTTTATCATACCAAAGCCTCTTGCATCACGCCCGCTTTAGTGCCATAGTGGTTCCCATGATCACCACCCCAACACACAAGCAGACGATCACGTTCACCGGGCCGCAGATCGCCTATCTGAAACTTACATCTGCCACGTTGGGCATTTCGGTTGCCGATCTGGTCCGCAGAATCATCGACGAATATCGCGAAAGATCCAAAACATGACCCCAATTCTCTTCATCAACGAGGTATATGCACATGGCCGATGATGACTTTGTACCCCCCACGTCCTGGGATGATCAGAGGGACGTTCGTATCATGTGGCTGTGGAGTGCTCTGAATTTCCAGGTTCGTAAAGGAACGCTTACAGAGCAAATCCGGGATGAGATCATGCGGGACTGCTTCCCAACCGAGGAGGAATTACAGCCATGACCAACACCACGATCCCAATCCCTGCCCAGACTGAGGCGATCACCGTTGCCAACCTCGCTCCGGGGCAGTCGTTCATGTTAACCGGCGGGCCGCTTCCATATCCAGTGCGTATGGTCGATCTCGTCTACATAGACGACGACGGAACGAACGTGCCTATTGTCTCGCATGGCGTTCTCGTAACCCAAGGATCTGGTCCATGACCCCCATCCTCATCCTGTTGCCGCGCCCCTCAAAGAAAATCCTCGAAACGCTTCAGTGGGCTCTCGGGGCAGCTCAAAGTGAATACGGTGAAAAAGATTCTGATAGATTGGTTCAAGAATGGCTCGATCAAGTCGAGAAAGAATTACAGTCATGACCCCACTTTTCATCATCGCTGGCGTGCTCGCGGCCCTGATCTGCTTCCGCTGGGCACGGACCCTGCTGATATTCGGTATCGCGGCAATGGCGGTGTGGTTCTTTATGACCCACGCCCATGCCCAACAGTCAGCGCTCGTGCAATGCAGAGTTGGTGCGACTATCTTTCGTTCCGTTCCCGACTATGCTTGCGATGCGCTCATGGACGGATTCAAGCGCATCACCAACGATGCTTCGTCTATTGCGCAGTGCTCCGGAACCATGTCCAGGCACTTCCAGAACGGGGCTGCTAATGGGTATTACCAGCCTTGCCAGAGGATGTGGGCGGACAAAGCAGAATATCATCGCTAGGATATCAAAATGCCCATTCCTCCCTGGCTATCTTTCGCTAATAGCGCAGAACACTCGGCGCCCGACGGGATACTGATCCCTATAGTAAAAGAGAGATTTAGAGTCGAGGACCTTCCAAAAGGGTTCTTTGTATTCGACGACAAAGATTTGTGGGTAAAGTTCGCCGTTTTGGAATACATTGGAGGCTTTATCGATAACGATGGCGAAACTCTCACGGAGGGTAAGTGCATTTTCTATGGGGAGGGACCATCAGGAAACCTCCGAGAATGCAGGCACACATATTGGGGTGAGGACGACAGTGGAGGATATATATTTTATCCCCACGGCCAACTGATCATAGCGGCGTTCAAACGGCTATCGGAATTCTTTGATGACATGGTTTAGACATCCACCATCGACCACGCCCGCTCCAGTTCCGCACACCCCTTCTTCCACTGTCAGGAAACACCCCCTATGACGAAGCGTGGCGTTGCTGAAAACTTCAGAAACTTTGAAGTTGATGATAAGAACTTGCGGGGTATAAACTCTAATATCAATGATATAGTTCGTGTATCGCTAATTGAATGCTTCCACGACTTTTCCAGAGGGAACTGGTATTATTTACCAGAGGTGGAATTCTCATGGTGGGTAGAGGAAACCGGCGGTCCGTTACAGGGCTTTAACCCCATCGAAATTAAATTCGGCCCTAAAGAATTTTCACGATGCGTGATGCATTACCTCAAAAATGAGGCTGCGAAAAACGGCGAGATACATCAAGAGGATGCGAAAATTGTGTGTTCCTTCCTGTCGCTGTTCAAAGATGCCATCAGCAGCTTAGAAAGGCATGTGGCCAAGATCCCACGTGTGCCCGAAGATTAAGCCACCATGTGAGCGGCCCTCGCCAACTCCTGCCTGCCTTTCTCAGTCACCATGTCGGGGGGGAGAGCGCGGAGCGAGTAGCAGTACCGATAGCTGCATCGGCAGTAAATCTCCTCCCCAGGCATAGTAATATCGTCCATATACTTATGCCCGTCTACCTTCATCAAACCGCGATCAAGCGCCCAATTTCCCCTGACTACGTAGAACTTGCCCTCTCGCTCCTTGTGATCGGGGCGATAGTTGTAATTCACTTGGCGCCAGTGACTCAACCATTCCCCGGCAATCGCCCCGCCATCCGTCGCAAGGATGTTATTCAGGTTCGCTACGAACTTATGGCCCTGGTCGATCGCCACACGCCGTTCCCGAAACGGCAGCGACGCCAGCGCCTTGCGTATTTCGGACTTCGTCGCACGCTTGTTCGCAACGTCCGTGCCGCCGTCCGGAACCGACGAAGCCCAGCCCGCGAACCGGCGTACCGTCGTCTCGATCGCCTCCTGGCGGTTCATCTTGATCAAGTTCCGTGCCGCCATTAGCCTCCTGGCAAGTTCCGCGTGTAGGGCCGGACGGACCTTCTCCAGCGTGAACCTTGGAATTCCAGGGTGAAGCTTGACGATGCCGCCTCGCTCGATCAATCTCGCATACGTGCCGCGGAAAGCCGCGTGTAGTTGCGCTTCCAAAATATACTCGGGGATCAAGGACCGAACCGCAGCATCCCGGATGCGCTGCACCCAATATTGCAGTCTCGCGACGTTATCGAAACCAGTTTCAGCCATTTCGTTGATGGCTTGGGACAAGACGCGATAGAACGTGCTCCCGCTCTGGCCGAAGTAGCCTAGGTCATTCGGTGGCGGCACTGAACATCGGCCCCATCTGCCGCAACACCGTCTGAAAGTCAGGTAGGTTGGTCATCGAGTTGCGCCATCAACTCACTCATCAGCAGAACCGGACGGTTACGAGCATCGGAAAGCGCCGTTTCGAGGGATTTTGTAATCCCCTCCGGCCCCTCTTCCACGTCGCACACAAACGAAATAGGGTCTTCCGTCCAAGACATCTTGCCGTTATCTGTGTAGACTTCGTGCAGCGCAAACCATTCTTTGCCGACATATTCGGGTTCATCGTGTTTTATGATGCGATAATTCCAGGTCATCGGCATGGCTCTAACGATCTCCAGAGCCTCATTGAGACCTTCGGCGATCTTATCAAATGCAGTTTTGCTCATCCGAACAGACGAGGTTGCCTGGCAGATAGGCGACTACGTTGGTCCTGATAAGCGTTGAATACCGATGTGCGGTTAGAGCGCGCTACTTGGCCACGAGTAAGTTCATTGTGGCACGGCTTGCAGATAAGCCAAGTGTGCGAAGAGTCAGCGATACTATTTTCCCAAAAGTGATCAAAGTCCGTGAACGGGAGTCTATTCCCGTCTGTATCTACAACTGCATGCTTGCTACAGCACGGGCAGCGACCACCCAGCTCGAAAATATCGGCTATATGATCGCGTTTAGCCTTGTCCTGTATCCTGCGCCGACCGCTGTTAAGGCGCATTTTGATACACGCCACGTCTTCCGCCAATCCATCAACCCGGCTTTCGACACGACCAAGCGCTTTGTCCTGTCCATCAAAACGCGTCGCCAATGGCGCGATCGCCTCTTTCAGCCCGGCCAGTAACTCTTGAGCCGTGATCCCCCCCTGAACAATCGGGGGTTTCTGCAACTCTATCTCCATGGCGTTGAATGCCTTGATGTAGGCGATCTTGAACTTCATCGCCTTTGCGCCGGTCCAGCCCATGACCAACAGTGTAAAACCGTCGCGCGTCATGTCGAAGCATCGAACCTCGCGATTGGCTTTTTCGTCAAAGATGGCCAGTTCGCGAAAAGCGCTAACCCCTTGATTTATAAGGCTCCCCAAATCTGGGGAACCGATCAGAGCATCAACATCCCGAAGCACGTGATCATGCCTCTTACCGAACACCTCCGCCACATCGCGGCTATTGACCACCGGTATCATGCCATCGGCACGCAAGCGCAGATCGCCGACAAGGTTCACGGCTTCGCTACTCATTTTCACCTCGGGAAAGTCCCCATCGGTGCCCGGCCATCCACGCCCGGCAGCAAGCAGGGGGTTGCGGTTTAGGCAACCACCGGGCACCGATGAAGGGCTTCCGTGGTTGCTGCGTCCCAGTGGATGCTGGGAAACTCTGTGGTTACAGTTGTATCACGAGACTTACACGGATAGTTCTGCAACGATCCCCGCCATCAAATGACACGCCGTCGCGTCCAGCTTCCACGAGCCAAAGTGCTTGATCGGCCAGACGTTGGATATGAGCCACGGCACGGCCGCTATGCATGGCACCGGATCATCCCCATGCCACCACTGAACGCCAGGCACACTGGCGGCGAGAAGCAAGTCACGGCATACCGGGCCAACACACCAAGGCCCTTCCCAGCAGATGCAGCGCTCGATCTTGACCGCCGCATCGAGCGCGAACGCCGCTAGTATCGGGACCATCCCCGCACCGCGGGAGTGCCCCTGAAGGATGATAGGCCCCGTGCCAAGGAGCGGCGCCAACAGTGGCCAGAGCGCCTCGGCGCCGTCCAAGAAGCCGCTCTCGCATACCCCGATGTCACGGTGCGTGCGGGAAAAGACGCCCTGGATCTTAAAATCCGAAATCCACCCTTTTGCATCGTTTGTCCCCATGATGGAGACCACGGTCACGTCCGGCATCCGGGTGATCACGGCACGGTCTTCGTTCACCGCTATCACTTCGCCGACCGGAGTGACGGCGTACGTGTCCAATTCAAGCTTGGCTAGATCGAGGTCTGAGAGCATCACGGATTACTTCGTAACCCGATGCACTGCCTGATCCCGCTTCGCCCGGTCAACCGCAGTGCTCAATTCGTCCACCTTGCGCGGTATCACCTTGCCGGCGGTCATGTCCTGGATCACCTGATCCACACGATCATGAACCGGATCGGCATCTGGCTGCTTCACGTCCTCGATCATCCACGCCTTCACATAGTCCGCCCATTTATCACCCGAGATGGAGATCGCGCGCTGGATCACCTGGTCCACACGCTCTTGGACCGGATCGGCGTCTGGCTTATTGGTATCGCTCATAAGGCTGCGAGGGCTGCGGAGACCAACAGCCTCCCATGCCCAGTCTGGAACCGCATCAATACACGCGTCTATGTAAATCCTATCGACCGTTCTCTCTGGCATCACACTCGTATTCCCATTTTAGGCGCGAGCCGCACGCCGCACCAGTTCCATGACTGACGCGCTGTCCTTCATCGAGTTCTCCGGCTGCGGCGGCTTCGTCCCATCGCCATCCCCCGCAGCGGGAACCGGCGGCACATATTCCGCCATCGCATCGGCGTCGATCATCAGCGGCGAAGTAAACAGTTCTTCCATCGCGTTGATGTTATCCGCGGCCCACGTGATGATCGCAGCCTTGTTGTCCGGGTCCGCCTGCGGCAACAGCACCTCTAGCAGCGAAATAACCGCCTTCAACTTCACATCGTCGGCCTTGGCGCGCTCCGAATCAGGCTCAACTAGCAGCGACGGCCAGGCCGCCGAGAATGAGTTCTGCCACTTCGTAAACGCGGTTTCGTAAGGGACGTTTTTATACTCCGTGAACAGTTTCTGCGTCGCCGCGTAGAACTCTTCATTCCAGGCCCGTCGTTGAACGATGTTGTCAAACCAAGCGTAGATCGGCGCCAGCTCTTCCTTGCGGTAGCGGTCGATATACCGCGCCACCATCTTCGCGTCCTCGGTGCCCTCACCAAACCCCTCCGCGAAAGTCTCCTCGTTCACAAGGATCGCCGGCATGGGGGCGCCAGACGCAATGTTGTTCAAGATATTCTTCCGCGTCGTCTCCATCGCGGCATTCACATTCGTCAGATCGACAGCCGCAATGCTGTCTTCGTGCCCAATCGATATCACGTTGTCTGTTTCAGCGATCTTCAGGATGCTGCGCTTGATCCCCATCATCGCCTGCATCGTCGCGTTGGCGATGCTCGCGGCATTCTTGATCATCGCGACGATCAGGCCGCATTTTTTGGCCACCATCTCGTCCGCGATCATCGTGCGAACGAACGATTTCAACGGAAAGAGTGTGCGCTGATAGACCGAGCGACCGACAAAGCCAAACGCCGAGTTAGTGTATCCGATGTAAATCGGATCTTCGTTCATCTTCACGAAGCAACGGGACCGGTGATAGGTTTGATTTTGAACGACGATGTGGCCCGGCATCTTCTGATAGTCAGAGGCGTTCGGGTCCTGGTTCAGGACCAAGGAACCAGACGTGTTCAGCGGATCGAAAACATTGAACGATACCGGCTTGTTCCAGAACTTCTCGAAATCCACCTCGGTCGCAGAGTTCTCACCCTCCACCAACATGGCGACCGATGCGATACCGTAGACGCGGGATAGACGACATACGTTGAAGATGACCTTGTCGGCGTGTAGTTTCTCCCATTCCGCGTTGAACGCCTTCTTGCAGTGCTCCTCCGGGCCATCTGTGACCGTGATTTCACGCGGCTGGGATTGCGCTATGGCGGTTGGGATTTCCACGAGCTTGGCGCCGAGTGGATGATATTCGTATATGGTTTTACACAGTTGATACGAAGGATCGCTTCCCGGCTCGATCGCGTCGCACATAAGCATGTGCTGCAACGGATTACCAAGCGTGGACGAACTGACGGATATCTCAGCCATCTGGCGCAAACCACCCGACATTATGACCCTTGGTCACCGCATCCACCGCCCTGGCCCTGGCTACGTCGATTTTCACCACCATGTTGCCCAGCCGTTCAAGCTCGCTATCCAATTCGGATACGGGAATGCCACGATCACGACAAAGCACGCGCTCGCCGATCTGACGCAAAACCGTCTGAAAGTCAGGTAGGTTAGCCATGCTGGGAAAGGCTTTTAACGCGATGCCAAGTATATAAGCACACCGACGAACACGACGATCAAGGACGCGGCCACACCCACCACCACGCCCACCATGTCACACAGACAGGCCACCGTGGGCTTGCGTGCCAGGTCAGCGAGGATATCAGCCGCCAGCGCCTCTACACGCGCCATGCGGGTATCTGCAGCCTCCGCGCTCTTCTCATAGGCACTATCGCCCACTTGACACTCCCAACGGCGAGTAGCTAACGGTCGTTCGATAAGGCAGCGTAAAGCACCAGATCATCATCAATCCCACAACGATAATCACGATCTGTGCAACGCTGACCCAAAAGCTTTTGTGCGGGTAGAGCGTCACATCAACGCGCCATCATTTCAGTTTCCACCCGTGCTTTGCGGCAGATGCTAAGTAGGCATCAATCGCAGCCTCCATGTCCTTAAACAAGACAAGGCCAACCATGCGTTGAGCCATAACCTCGGTGGCAGCTTCTATGCAGCGTTTGTCCGCACGATCTCCGCTCTCGATCGTCGCGCCAGGTGGAGGCAGCGCTCCGGAGGGTGGGATAGGTACATCTCTGCCAGTCATCCGGCTTTTGACAGATTCTGTCATTTGCTCATCGTTAGGAAGCGGCCAATTAGGGCTTTCATCACTGCCTTCAGGGCGGCACAACAAACTGAAGTTTCCCCTCGCGTCTTCCATCATGTAATAATCTACATCATCGACTACCCGGATAGCGACATGCCCATCATCGACTTCTATGTCGCACAGCAATATAAAGCGGGATCGGCCAGTAGACCCTGGGGTGGCTGCGATCATCTTCTAATACCCGTCCCTTTACATCGTCAGCTGATCGTGGCATAGATCAAGGCTGGTTGCTGCGGCGGCGTGGAAGGACACGCTCGATTGGCGGAATAATGGTTATACGCTGGCGGCGAAGGCGAAATCCTTCGATCCGCCTTGTCCTTGAGCACAAGGGCGGCCCGTGCGAGTCGGTTTATCCAATTGCCGGTTCGAGTCCGGCATCAGAGCAAGAGCACTCATAGCCAGTGTCGAGTCTGGCCCGCAGCAACCATCTAATATCCGTCCTGGTTGCCGAGACCTATCGCAATCCCATACGTGAATGTATCGAGTAAATCGTCAACCTGATTCCCCTTCGCGCCCACGCGGAACCCCAGAACTTGAGCCCGGAAGTGATTGCGATGGACGCCCTTGTAGGGGCTCGTCTTATCCCACGCGAACTCCGATATCTTGACCTTGTCGCTGACCACGTAGCCCGAAACCGAAACCGCGCGCTCATCCTTGCCGACTGCCGTTAGCTCCGAATCGATCTCATGGACCGGCCAGCCCTTTCGCCGGCCTTGCTGTAGCAAGATCGTGCCAGACACCTTGTCCTCGATCCAGGCACCAAGCGATCCAGCCCGCGCGCCGCACAGCTTGGCCAGCTCTTCGAGGCGACGGAACACGTTCGGAAGCCATGCTTCAAGCAAAGACCCCTCAAGGTTCGAGATGTCCCAATCGAGTACCGTGATCGGTGGCTTGCCTGAATACTCATCGTTGGCAAAGAAGGTGACCGCCAGGCCGTCATGCTCCCGACCGGACTTTACTGCCGTATCAATGACCGCATAAACAAAGTCGCAATTGCGTGGATATGGCACGGCCTTGCCATTGACTAATAGCCACTCCTTCAGAAAGAACGCATCGCCGCTGAAGTCAACGAACTCAGCGAGATATTCCTGCCGCCAGACGAGTGGGTGCTTCGTCTTACGAAGCGTCTCAATGTTCTCCGCGCGCCGGGTCGCATGAGCCGCATCTGATTCACCTGCCTTTCTTTTCGGAAGGTGCGGATTGTCATAGATCGTTCCGTGGAACTCGACAAACCCCCGCTCCGGGCCGGGTGTTCCAGCGGGCCGCACGGCATCTGGCTCACACAGCATATGGAGAAAGTTAGCTGGAGAAATCCCGTTCGTGTTCGATATTACCAGTACCTTGCCGGTGTAGTCATAGAGCGTCGGCTCGATCGCCTGGTCCCAGATGTCGATGGCGTTCTCTTTCATGAACGCTGCTTCATCCATAATGACAATGTGGTAATGCCGAGACCGGCCGGCCAGAGGGTCATTTGTCGTCCAGAAGTCGATCCTGCCGCCCTTCATGGTGCGGATCAGGCCCTTCATCTCGGATGACTCTGTCTTAACCGGCCGAAGCGCAGCCGCAATTTCAGCGTAAGCTTCTGTTTGGATTTTGTAATTCGGCGCGAACCAACCTACTGCCTTACCCTTGACCGCAGCGTCTACCGCGATGACCTTGCCAAAATCCGTCTTACCCCACCGTCTCCCGCATCTTCCAACAACAAAACGGTTCTTTCGCCATGTGTTGAACGCCGCAACCTGCGCTGGGTAAAACGTCGGGACACGGACCTCGATCTCGCGCACGGCTTAAATCCGCGCCAGATGCGCGAACTCTTGCGGCACCACATCTTCATCAGACAGAAGCACAAGCACACGCGTATCATCACCGAACATGCTGCACTGCATCGCAGAAGTGCAGTGGGTCGTGTTATCAACGATGACCAAATCGAAAGACCGGGCATGACCCGCTAATTTGCTGGCTGCGTCATAGAACAGAAATAGCCCCCGAACACTGGTTCGTATGACGCTATCCCCCTGTCGCACCCAATTCCGTCGAATCGGTGTCTCGCACGGCCTAGAAACCGATGTAGCAACCGGCTCCAGCATGGCTGCGATCTCATCGAACGAACCAACACCAGGAAGGCCATCAAACCATCCAACCCGCCGCCCCTTGGTCACGGCATCCACTGCCACGGTCATCGCCAGCGTCGTCGCTCCCCACCGCCGGGGACGCACGAGCAGTGCCTTCCTGACTTCCCGGAAGCGCGCGTGGGCCTCGATCTGGCGCTCGTTTAGTAGGGGGAGTTGAATGGTTAGGTCTGACATGTTTACGCCTCCCGACGGGCTAACGTCCTGGCGCTTTATCTGTATGCAACGCGATTGGGGCACACACCCAAAGCCGCCCGGTTATTTGCACTTTCTCGTCCTGTGCTGGGAGCGCATTTTGACAGGCTTCCTCGCTATCGAAGACCGAAAAACCTGCCTGAGGTCCGCCAATAGTGGCCAGAGAAAGTATGACCCACAAAGTCATAACCATTTCATTACCCACCACCAACCGGCCATAACGCCAGCAACAAATATCATCGCCCATAGAGGCCGTGCGACGACAACGATCCCGCCGAAAACAAGCAATCCTACACAAACAGAGGCGACTAGATAGAGTGTGAACGCGTCGGCGAGATAGGCCGCGGATGGCCAACGCGGCAGCGGCCAAAGGGGTAGTTCTTCCTGAGTGATGCGGCTCATCTGTTCACTCCCAACGGCCTGATATCAACCATCATGGAAATACGATCTCGGTAGCTGCCGTTGTGCACGGTATGCTCAACTTGATTGGGGAATGTCCATGCAGTTCCCGGTTCCATGTAGCAATCCTCATAGCCGCAATAGAACCTGACCCCCCGATCGACCTGTAACGGGATTTGATACGTCTCGAATATCGGCGGCAGCCCAAACTGAACCTCATGCGTGTGTGGCGCGATGACCTCACCCGGGGCCATTCGGGAAATAATACAACGGCCAAGCATCTCAATTCCGCCAAGCGCGAACTGCAACGCTGCGATCAGCTTTGTCGCCTCGGTAAGAATAGGCCATGCCGCGCGGTTCCAATGTTTTGGATGCTTCGGCAACCCGGCGGGCGTCGTGTTGTAGCGCAACTCAATACGCTTGGCAGCCAGACCAGTTTCCATCTTGGCCAGGACGCTCTGTTTTCCGTCTGTCCATGCGCCAGTGCGAGACCACAACTCTGGATGCCCCTCGATCTGCGCCAGCAGCGGCTGCACATCGATCCCGGACATGACCTGCCGGAAGTATTTCATTGCCAGACGCGGAACCAGTCAATATCCATTTGTTCACTCCAGGTTCCGAAGATGGCTGCTAGAGCCATAATCCCCATATTGTCAATGCTGTTGGCCGTCTGATTCCCCCCAGTTGACCATGGGATAGGTGTGTTGGTCGCAAAATTCTGGATCAAAACATCGTTGTAATACCATTCGACTTTTGCCGTAGTCCACAATAAACCGTATTTATTGAACACAGCAGGAGAATTGCTTTTATTAAGCCGCTGATTGGGGACCGCCCAACCAGTTAAATTCCCGTTGAGAGACGCGTTGCCGCCGGTGTTAGGACCGTCATCACCGCCCGAGCCGTGGCCGTGCCAGAATGAGAAGACATTGCTATCCGATCCGACCTCGACGATATCGAGTTCCAATGTATTTGGAGCCCCACCATTATTATATGCCCACGTCCAGAATGCGGCGCCAGGACCAGCTTGCCAATTGAACCGAATACTGGCTTCCATGTAGAAATAACGGAAGAGCATACCTGTCCCGATATTAGTCTTCCTTCCGTTGACGCTGACAGGTCCTACTGATATCGGGGCATTTGAATTACATAGCGTCTCAAGACCTTGTCCGTGATTGGTAGCAGCAGTTATTGACAAGATGCCGTTTGAAATGCTCCATCCATTCGCCGGCATCCCCGCCCCCCCACCATCAAAATTATAGAGGGCCGCGACAGTACTACCGTTGATGACGTTCGTCACGTCGGTCTGGCTGTTGAACTCAGCCCCCCCAGTTAAGGTGGCAAACCCTTGTGCCGTGGCCTGCGCTGGTGGTGACACCCCGCCGGTAGGTGTGAGTGATGGCCAGTATGTCCCGGTGTAGGGCCGATGGCCGAAAGCCTTTACAAACGCTGCTTGATTGTTTGGTAGCTGCGTTAGCGCGGTGGTATTGGTAAGACCGTCAGAGGAGTCCCAATAGGAGTGAGCAACAACGTTGTGTTGATCCATCCACGCACCGAACTGCGTGATATAATAGCCATCACCAAATCCGTCGCCCCATTCGGGGAAGCAAAGCGGCTTGTTGTGAGAAAAACCAAATGCGGCCATGGCAGTAAGGTTGTTGCCACCTTGACCATTCAGGAAGTCTTGCCACACCTGTGCCGATGTTGAGGTCCCCGAGAATGCCGGCTGCATGTAGGCATCAAACCCAATGAGATCAACCAGATCATCTCCAGGATAATATGGATACGGATTATTCCACCCAAGGTTCGGATTCCAGATAATCTTGGCCAAGGGTAGAGCCGTACGGATAGCCTGCGCCAGGTTGCGCCACCCATTAATATAGGTAGTTGCGTCAATTACCTGTCCGACGCCGCCAAACGCTCCCCAAATCTGCCAGTTGCCGTTGAACTCAGAATCAATGCGAACACCATGGATGAGGTTTGCATATTGGATAAGCGCCTGCGCAGTTTGAGTATAGAAGGTATTGTACCCACCATTCCCCGCGACGACCGGGTCCATATAGCTCGGGGTGCCGTTGTCGAGATGAAACACGTCGATAATGACCGACACGCCAGGATGAGGAGACGAACCAAGCCCGCTGACGCCAGAACCACCCCCGGGATCTTGAGCACTGTTGTTGATGGTGTACTCCCATGCATAACCCAACAGTCCTGCTGTCGTGGTGTCATTAGGGTTGCCGTCACGGTAGCCCACGAGGTAATTGCGAACTTTCGGACTGTTCGCTAACAGTGTTCCACCATTCCCAGCTACAATCGGCGCAAACCAATTGGTTCCGTTAAACTGGTAAGCGGTATGATTGGCATAGTATAGCTCAGTGACCCCGCCTGTTGATGCTATAGTAACACCATTGACACTGACCTGCCCACCAGGCGTGATCGCTATGATATTGCCATTACCTGCTGTGCCTGGGGTAGGAGAAGCATTGAGCGTTGGGCCGACAGTCGTAATGTCAGTATTCTGGAATGATTCTGGGGACTTCGGATTGTTCGGGAATAGTATTCCACCATTCCCAGCTACAATCGGCGCAAACCACTGTGTTCCATTAAACTGGTAAGCGGTATGATTGCTGTAATATATTTCGGCAACCCCACTTGTTGCGGCTATAACCACGCCATTTACGCTAAGCTGACCTCCGGGCGTAATTGCTATGATATTTCCACTGCCTGCTGTGCCTGGATTAGGAGAGGCATTGATCGTTGGACCGGCAGAATTAATGTCCGTCTTATCGACTGATTCCGTAGCGGATGACGCCACAAAAGTAACCGACCCGGTCGTTCCGCTCCCGTCCGAGACGACTATGGTGTAAGTTCCCGCGCCGGCAACGGTCAGTGTCGTGGACCATCCGGTGGCAGTGACGCCTGGCAGAATGATAGCCGTGGCACCATTTATAGAATACGTCAGGTTCGGCGCGTTGATATATCCGCTAATCGACCCAGTGAATGGAAACGGTGCTCCCGCGGTAACGCTCATGGAGGGTTCGGGGTGATAGTCTTTGTCGATGGTAACGAAGCCTGCGCCCCAAGCGAGATGGTCGCACCAGAATGCGCCGTCTGATAGCTCGTGAGGAAAGTACTGAACGCCGTAGTTCCGTCATTGAGAGTAACGGAACCGGGTGATTCCTGCTCACTGAACGCCGGATAATAAGGAAGATTTGGCGAGCCGGAGAATGCTAGTCCGCCAACATTAGTCACCGGGTCCGCCGTCGTCGAGTTGTTCCAGGCCACGCCAGCGGTCGCACGCATGGACGGGGTAGAGAAAAAGAAGCTCTTCCCGTTGGCCGCAAGCGACACAATATCGCCATTCGCGCTTGAAACTCCATTCCCTGCGGTGAGCTGCAAGCTATTATAAAATACCGATTGCGCCGCATGTGACCCTGATAATGGATAGACGCCGATGGAAACGGCGTCAAATCCAAGGCCCCCAGCCGACAGCAAATTGTAGGTGCTATCCGCCATGCCAATCGCATAATTCTGTGTCAGGGTAACGAGTGTAACTTCCCACACCACCGGTTTATTGGTGATGTTTATCGGCGCCGTCGCGCGGACAGCCTGCGGTTGCGCACCGATCGTTGCACTCCCGGTTGCTGTGGCGGTATTATTCACGGTGAAACCAAAATCCGGACTAAATTCAGCAGAGAACGGGGAATTTGACGGCATTTTCTTAGGTCAACGTGATGAACGACGCCTTGTCGGACGGGTTCCACGTCACCGCGGGTGGCGTAGCTGCTGCGACCGTAAAGGTCGTCGATCCCGGCGTTGTGCCAAAGGCGTCTGAGACGACAAGCGTATGAGAACCAGTCGTCGCGATGGTGATAGACGTTGCCCAACCGGTGACAGAGACGCCGGTCATCGTTACCGGCGCGCCGCCGTCGAGCGAGTATGTCAGGACTGGGATTGTTGTGTAGCCAGCAAGCGTCCCAGTGTCGGTGAATGCAGTGCCAGCCAGAACACCAGACGGCTGCGCTGGTGCAATGGTTTTCGGGGTGGCAACAACCGTGAACGATACTGGCGTCGAGATCGTACCATCGGTAACTGTGATCGTATGGCTACCAGCCGAGCCCGGCGCCGTAATCGACATCGACCACCCGGTCAGCGTGACACCAGTGATCAAGACCGGTGTCAGGCCGTCGATAGAGTAGGTAATGCCTGGAATGGTCGTGTAGCCGGAGATCGAGCCGGAGAACGTGAACGCCTGCCCCGGAGCAAGATTGGCAGGTATCGAGAACGATATCGACTTGGCGACCGACGCTACCGTGAATAGAGCTACCGGAGACGCGGTACCAGAAGCAGACACCACGGCGCTGTGTTGGCCCAACGCCGTGGGCGCCGTAGCTGGCGTCGAGAATGTCCCTCCCGAGACCACCGTAACGGTTTGAGGGGCACCGCCGTCAATGGTGTATGTAAGCGCCGGGGCGCCCGCGGGGAAGTTGGCATACGACCCAGACAGCGTGAACGTGGCGCCTGGGGCCTCTGAGGGAATCGGGCTGATCGTCAGGGCCGGCTTCGGCAAGACCGTGAATGAGTTCGACACAACCGTCGCACCGGTCAGTTTGTCGCGGAGCGATACGGTGTGCGTTCCCGCTGCCAGGCCGGGATGGTTTAGCGTCCAGGTTGCGGTATGGAGGTTAATGACCGGCGATGTAATTGGTATGTTCGTTCCGGCATTGTCTTTGTATACGAGTTGCTCGACGAACGAACCTCCGGACATCGCGTAAGTGCCAGCTACTGTGAACGGCACGCCTTCAGTCTGCGTGCCGATCGTGCCGATTATGATGGTGCCAGTGGGCAACTTAGGGGTGCAATCTGGTATGCATGGGCAGAAGCATTTGCAGCCTCACAGTGCTGACTTCGAGGGTGACCTGTATCCCTCTGGTTAACCCGCCAGCCTTCCGCATCTAGCGCCCTTACAGTGTGAGCCGCTCAATCCTCCGGCAGTCCGCCCACGATCTTGATGGTAACTCCACCGTCAACTGAGACATCTGCGTTGATCTTGTCGCCGTAGACCTTAGGCAAGCACTTAGACAACAACCACTTGCGAGTATCAGACCGCAATCTAGACCGCTGAACATGCTCGCCGTTTAGTTCGTAGCCAATCGTGGCGTTACCAGGGCGAGCCATCCAGTCATTACGGCCATCGTCGGCAATATCAATTAGTTCGTCTGCCATAGCAGAGAACTGTACTTCTTTGGCTCGCGCGTATTGCGAACTAAATCCTTCTCGATCATCTATCGCCCATCCGCGAACGCATGCCTCGGTAGGCATCCTATCATCACGACAGATCGAGCGCAGACTTTCCCCATCCGCCAATCGACGGCATATTTCGTCTGCCGTCTCCTCGCTGTATGAGCTTGGCCGACCTTTCATCAAAATTCACCGGAAGATGCTCACGAGGAACGCTGAAATAATCGCAATAGAAAAAACTGCTGCCCACAACCTACATTGATTTTTCCGCCGCCTTATTAAGGAAGCAAATGAACCGGTTTCCGGCGGAAAAATCTGCCAGCTCATCGCGGCACGAACAGCCCGATTGCCTGGCGCTGGTGGCGCAGCGCGCGGACGGGGAACGGAGCGGCCGCGTTTTCTATGTCCCTCACCTCCACCACAAAATTGATATGGCGGAATCCACCGCGTTGCAGCACCTCACGCTGTTGATCAGCCATGGGCTCTGCGTCAAGCGTTGCCGGCGGATCGTAAGGTTCCGCCCGAAGCTGGGCTAGCTCCGCCAGCGTCACACGATCAATCGCATCCATAATAGCCTCTTCATCTCTTGATGAGGTCATGGGAACATCCGCACAATTTGGGGGAAACTCAGACACATCACGCCCATGGCACGACAAGTCCAGCCTGATGTATGTTGGCATATTGAAAGTCACACGTCAATGGGGATCATTCGGCGAGCGCTGCGTCTATCATAGCATGCCAATCGTCGAGTATGCCATGCTCTGTGTTTCGGAGAACATTGACCATCGCCTCGGTCGGCTCCCGCATCGCAGCAATCGCGGCACGGGCATCGTCCTGATATTCACCCCAATATCGGTTCGGATCGTCGCCTGCGGCCGCTGCTAGCGCCCGCGCCACTCGTTCAACCAAACTCATCCCCAACCTCCGTCGCATAATACCCGGGTCTCGAACACAGCGAATACGCTTAGGCCGCCGCAAACCCAACCCGCAATCAGCATCAGCCAAGCCGGTACATCATTGACCAAACCAATCACGACCCCCACCAAACCTATGGCCAGCATAATCCAGGTAAAGCCTATCGATAGCTTAGTCGGATTATAAACACTCATGCTCAACCATGCTCATCACCCATGTCGCCTGCAGATCGAATCAGCAATGCCGGCAGCCCACATTGCGATGAAGAGCAATAGGCATAACTTCCACGTTATCTCAAACCCAAGAAAATACGTGGCGGGGGTAACCACACAACCCACGATTGCGCCTGCTATAAATCTACTCACGCCGCTCATCACCAACCTCCGTTGTATAATCCGCTCGCGGCGGCCCAATTGTTCGAATAACCACCCGCTTAGACGATGGGGGATCGTAGAAAAGCACCAACCGATCCAGCGCCAGCATAAGCCACGCTACGCCCTCCCGGACGGTGCAGGCTGGCTCGCCCTCTTGCACCCACACCGAGATCGGCACGCGGTCCAGCACTACGCGGCACACCCCAGGCGCAAACGCTCCCAGCATGGCCATGGCGCCTTCCAGCCTCGCCCTGGCCTGAACCTGCTCCATAAGTGCCCGATGGCCTCCATCGCCTCCTGTGCCCCCGCTGGAGCGCAGATAATCCACGGCAGCCACATTCACTCCAGCGCCAACATCGTCCCAGTCGAGCATGAACTCTTTAGCCGCCCACCGTCGCATGACCGTGAACTCGGGGTTTTTAAGTCCGATCTCCATCTCCAGCGCATTGGTTCGCTCTGGCCTCCCGTTGATAATCCGCACACGGGGTCCGGTCAGCATGTAGCCCTCCGTCGATGTGATGGTGTGGCGCATGACAGCCGGCGCCAGGTGCTCGTCACTGGCCTCCTGGCGGGCCGCCTTGGCTGCGGCGGACAGACGCGCGGCTGCTCGCTCACGGTCGCGCTGGCGGCGCTTGCGGCTCATGGCAGCCTCGCGTTGGGCGACGCTGCGGCTCATGGCGCGGCCACCGAAGTCCGCCGCCGCGGCGTTGGCCTGGCCTCTGGCACGCTCCGCAGCAGCCTGGCGAGGATCAAGGTCTGAGCCCCGCGGCGCGCCTGAGCCGACGTTATCAGCCCCTCGGCGCGGAGGCGGCGGAACGTGTCGATCTCGTTGTACGGGATGATGTAGCCATGCTTTTCATCGGTCTGCCGGGCCACGATTCGCCACGCATTATGGTCCAGATCGGCTAGCGTCCGCGCCTCCTCGTATTCCCGGGGCGGCTTGGGTGGTGGTGGTGGTTCCAAAGCTTTGAGCGCGATCGCGCTCACTTCGGCTAGGTCGCTGGCGTCAAGGATCAGCGCCATGGCGGAGCGGAGGCGGGTAAGTTCGTCGGGTGGGGTCATGGCCGGACCCCACTTGCGCCAGTCTGCGCCATGGTTGCGCCAGTTTCCCTACGGACCGGCTTAGCTCTGCGCCAGTCTATTCCAGCCCCCCTTTCTAAGGGGGGCTGAACTGGCGCAAAGCCGGTCCTCCGGGGATTTTTCTGCGCCAGTTTTGCGCCATGGTTGCGCCAGTTAATTTTTAGATGGATCATGCTGGACGTAACGAATCGACGACCGAAACGCCGATCCTATCCTTTCTTTGAGAGGGGTCAAAGTAGGTCTCTTTGGCCAGGACGCCGCTGTCGAACCACTCCAAAAGGAGTGTTTTTGCTCTCGCGTCCGTGCACGATAGGTGCTCCATAATGACGAGCCCGACCCATCGATGGTTATTCTTGCCGGTCATAGAGGGCGCAAATGGGACGCCATCGCTACCAGCCGCGATGATGTCCAGGACGCGGTTGACGGAGGATGGTGTCAATTCACCCAACCCGGGAGGCTTCCATGGCCAGGCCGCGGCAACACCATCTCCATCCGAACCATCTGGTCCGTTCAAAAGTTTGACCTCGTGCCGCTCGAACCACTCGGCATCTTCGATTGGGGCATAGTTGCTCTTGGCGGTGTCAAGCCGGAAAAAATCGCGGCGGCGACGCTCCGATATCTTGAACTCCTTTGCTTCGTCGGGGGTCATAATATTGACCGTGAGGGCGATACGGGCTGCGCCCACAATTGCGGACGCGCCTCTCAGGCTGTCTGGGTCGCCGGGGGAGTTCAGGCCCTTCCTGGAATGGTGAAGGATGACCACTGAGATGGCGTAATGGGTCGCTATACTGCGAAATGCCGCCAGGACGCCACGGATGGCGGTGTTGTCGTTCTCCTCGGCTGAATGGAGTTCCACAAATGGATCAAGAAAGAGCACGTCGGGCTTGAACTCGTCGATGAACTCGCACAACCGCTCCATGACATCCGTCCTGACAACGCGGCCTCCGTCGATGCCGGAATGCAAGAGGGTGCCGACCTGAGATGGGCCGATAATTGCAAGGTTGCCGGCAAGAGTGGAAGGCACGAGTTCCATCATCGACAGGAGAGCAGAGAACCGGCGCTTCTGTTCGTCCAGGTCATCCTCGACGTTGTAAGTTGCAACCCTCAGAGGGGATGAAACTCTCATCCGGTGGAATGATGACCCAACAGCCAGCGCTGCAGCCCATGCGACTGCCAGGCTTGATTTACCGGCGGATGGAGGGCCAGAGAGCACCGTGATGGCGCCGCGCATGAGATAGCCGCGGGCGATCCACGGGCGCCGCGGTATGTCGGCGACTAGCCACGGTTCGGTTAGCGTCCAGAGAGCGGGTAGACGGGCTGGCGCATCGGCAACGGCGTGGCCATTGGTATAGGGACGCTTGGCGGCCGGCATGGAGACAACGTTCTCGACACCGTAATCCTCCTCCGATGTGGCGGGAGGAGGGGATGATGGATCTGCCTTCTGGGTCCACCAATCTATGTTGTCTGCTGGCATAGCAGATGCCTAGCGCGTTGTGCCTGGATATCCTCCCAGGCATCCCTTCCGCGTTTGAATGATGCTTCGACTTCCTCCAGGATACGGAGGGAGATCAGATCGCGTAGGCCGAAATACAGATGGTCAGGTAATAGATTGGCGCCGCGTAGCGTGGCGTGGGCCATGATTTGCTGATACGCGTCGTCGAAGTCTACTTCCTCGGACGCGACGAAATAGCCGTATTCTTTGGCCATGCACTCCAGGTCAGGCAGCACAATGTCACGGAAGGTTTCGGCAAACGTCACGG